ATTACCAGCAACGAAATTACTAACCTATTAACTGGAAGTAAGATTTTATTTAGGGGTATAAGAACAAGCTCAGGAGACCAAACAGCAAATCTTAAATCACTACAAGGTATAACAACTTGGATAATAGATGAAGCTGAAGAAATGGTTGATGAGGATATATTTGACAAGATAGATTTTTCAGTTAGACAAAAGGGAGCAAAGAATAGGGTTGTAATGGTAATGAACCCCTCAACAAAAGAGCATTGGGTTTACCAAAGGTTTTATGAGAACGCTGGAGTGCAAGCTGGTTACTCTGGAATTAAAGGAGAAACAACTTATTGTCATTCCACATACTTAGATAATATAGAACATCTTTCAAAAAGTTATTTAAATAGAATTAAAGAAATGAAAGAACGTAGACCCCAAAGGTATAAACACACTATTGAGGGTGCTTGGCTAGAAAAAGCAGAGGGGGTTATATTTAGTAACTGGAGTTTAGGAGAATTTAAAGAAGTGGGCAAAGTTGTATTTGGACAAGATTACGGTTTCAGTAATGACCCTTCAACATTAGTTAAAACAAGCATAGATAAAGAAAATAAAAAGATATATGTTCAATTATGCTTCTATAAAACACAACTAACCACAAGCGTACTTTCTCTGTTAAATAAAGAATTTGCACAAAATAATTTAATAGTAGGAGATTCAGCAGAACCAAGATTAATAACAGAACTAAGTAGAACTTGTAATGTTGTGCCAGCTATTAAAGGACAAGGAAGCGTTACATTTGGAATTAGTTTACTGCAAGATTATGATTTAATAATTACAGAAGATAGTACAGATTTAATTAAAGAGTTAAATAACTATTGTTGGTTAGAAAAGAAAAGCCAAACACCAGTAGATAATTTTAATCACGCTATTGATGCGTTGAGGTATGCAGTTAGCTACCAATTACAGAACCCAAATTTAGGAGAGTATCACATTTATTAATATATTTGTTACAGCAAAATTTATGACATTAGATTTTGTAATGCGTAAAATAGGTAGTCGGCAAAAGAGCGTTACCTATTTTTTTTATATTTGTATATAACGATTCAACAATTAAAACGTTTATATATAAATGAAGTTAACTATTAACATACCAGAAACACTTAATGAAGTTACTTTAAAGCAATATCAAAAGTGGTTAAAGATTGCTGAGGGTAAAGAACTTGATTCATTTCTACAACAAAAGATGGTAGAGATATTTTGTAATATACCACTAAAACAAGTATTACAAATAAAAGCTACTGATATAAACAACATCTGCGAAGAGCTATCAAAACTATTTAATAACGAACCTAAATTTATAGATAGGTTTACTTTAAATGATAAAGAGTTTGGATTCATACCAAAGCTGGATGATATTAGTTTTGGTGAGTATGTTGATTTAGATACATACCTTGCAGATTGGGAGCTTATGAATAAAGCAATAGCTGTTTTATATAGGCCAATAACATACAAGAAGAAACAACAGTATTTAATAGAAGATTATGAAAGTTCTGATAAATACGATATGACAGAAACAACTTTAGATATTGTATTTGGTGCAATTGTTTTTTTTTACAGTTTAAAGAACGAATTACAGAAAACTATCCTGAATTATTTAGCAACACAGAAGGAGATAGAGCTACCTCAGCATCTGCGGGATTCTCTGCTAAATGGGGGTGGTATCAATCTATCTACGGACTTACTAATGGCAACATTCTCAAATACAATGAAATTACCAAATCAAAACTACACACTTGCTTAATGCACTTAGCATTTGAAAAAGATAAATATGAATTAGAACAACAAATATTAAAAAGAAGCCAACGATGACAAAGCAAGATATATTAGAAGAGTTAACTGAAAGAAATTTATTAGTTAAGAATGACCACATAATTTTAGTAGATGGCTTTGAAGAAGCATTTTTAGGTATTACAGCAAATCATCCAATACAAGCTATTTATGATTATTGGATATGTTTAGATTTATTAATACAACGTGATAATATGGACTTTGATGATGCTATTGATTCTCTTGATGAATTTATAGAACAAGATTTAGGTAATCATACACCAAGATATATAAAAATAATATGAATAGTTTTTATAACATAATAGATAAAATAAAAGAAGTAATTACAGCAGAACCATTTAACAATGAAATATCATTTGGTGATATTGCTGATATTGATTTAAAGAAACAAAGTTTATTTCCATTAGCTCACGTAATGATTAACAATAGTACAATAAACAACAATTATGTAACTTTTAATATTACTATATTCTTTATGGATTTAGTTGATATTAGCAACGAGCAAGTAACAGATTTATATAGAGGTAATGATAATAGGCAAGATATATTAAATACACAATTAGCATTAGCCACAAGAGTTATGCGAGTATTACAAAAGAGTGATTTATACAGAGATAAATTTGAAGTAATAGATACTGCAAGTTGTGAACCATTTACAGAACGTTTTGATAATATGCTTGCTGGATGGGCTGTTACTTTTAATGCTGGTACTAAAGATGAAATGACTTACTGCTAATGAGTGAATTTAGAAAAGCATTAGAGAAATACGCAAAGTATGTTATACAGCAATCACGTAGTAATTTAACACGTGGTAAAAATAATTCTTCTAAACAACTATATAATAGTTTAGAGTATAATATAAAAGGTGATAAAGTTTCTTTTCTTAGCGAAGATTATGGAACGTTTATAGATAAAGGTGTAAAAGGTTCAAAATCAACATATCCTGAAAGTTCTGCAAGTCCATTTAAATATACAACTAAACAACCACCAAGCAGAGTATTTGATAAGTGGAGTATTAGAAAAGGTATAGCACCAAGAGATAAAGAAGGCAAATTTATTAAAAGGCAATCACTAAATTTTTTAATTGCAAGAAGTATTAAAAACAAAGGTATTAGAGCAACATTATTTTTTACAAAACCATTTGAACGTGGTTTAGATTTATACGGAGATGAAATAGTTGCTGGTTATTTAGAAGATAAATTGAATTTACAATGAGTACAATAATAAGAACAAGAAGCCCATTTTTTATAAGAACACCACAAGAAACAAGTAGCAGTTTAAGTTACTTTCAAATAAGCATAAGTATATTTAGTGGTTCAAGTACATCAACAACACCATGTGATGATTTAGCAGTTTCATATCAATTACAAAAGAAACCATTAGGAAGTGAAAACTCTGTTACTGTAGATATTAGTGAAATAGTAAACGACCAAATAGAGCAAATATTTACTGGTACTTATTCTGCATCTTCTGCAAAAGCTTCTGTATGGGTAACAGTAAGCACATCAGCAAGAGAATCAGATGGCACTATAATTGGCGCAGAAACAGTAAACACTTACTTAGCACAAGAGGGTTTTAATAAATTTAAAGAAGGGGTTAATTATACAGTAGAACCTACTGCAATGATTAGCGGTACTTATTTACAGTATGATAAAAATGGTACAGCAACAATACCTGTAAATGCAGAAAGAGTTACTTCTGTTCAATGGCGTTCAGGTACAAGTGTAAATGAAACAGATTCATTTAGTGATAATGGTAATTCAAATCAAAAAATTCAATATGCTCAATTTACAAGTACTACATTAATAGATAATGCTTTAGTAACTTATGATAGTGGTGCTACTACTACTATAACATTAGCACCAACAGAAGAATGTAAATATCCAGTAAACAAAATAACTTTTGTAAATAGATGGGGAGCAATGCAAGATTTATTTTTCTTTAAAAAATCTGTAGATAGTTTAGAAAGCAGAAGTGAAAGTTTTAACAGAAGCATATTTAAAGCAAGAAATGTTTTTCTTTCACCAGGCGAAGGGCCAGATGACCCTTGTGTGCAAACAATTACATATAATACTTATTCAAATACAGCACACGCAAAGAAAACATTTAATGCAAATGCAACAGAATCTGTTTTGTTAAATACTGGTTTTGTTAACGAATTAATGAATCCATATTTTGAGGAGTTAATGGTTAGTGAGTATATCTGGTTAACTGATTCAGATAATGTTATTTATCCAGTTCATTTAAAAGAAAGCTCATTTACTAAAAAAACAGGTTTAAATGATAGGTTAATAAACTATACAATGAACTTTGAAAAAGCATTTGATTTAGTAAACAATATTAGATAATGCAGAAGGTTATTCTATACATACAACCACAATTAAGAAGCACTACAGCTACACAAGATTTTGTTAGAGTTGATTTAATGGAAGAAGATTTAATATCATTAACTCAAGTTATTCAAGATGTTAAAAGCATTGATAAAATTTTTACTGATTATTCACAAACATTTAATTTGCCTGCAAGCAAAACCAATAATAAAATATTTAAGTATTGGTATAATCCAGATGTGGAGGGGTTTGATAATCAACTACTAGCAAATTCCAGAATAGAATTAAATCATTTTGCATTTAGAGAAGGTAAAATAAGATTAGAAAGTGTTACGATGCGTAATAACCAACCATCAATGTACAAGGTTACATTTTTTGGTAATACAATAACATTAAATGATTTAATAGGTGAAGATAGTTTACTTGCATTAGATTGGTTAGCAAACTTTAATCACGATGCAGGAAATGCAGATATTAAAGATGGTTTAGAAAATGGTATTGATTTTACAATTAATTCAGTAGCTTACAACAATGGAATAATTTATCCATTAATAGCACATAGCCAACAGTATATATATGATGACACACATAATGATGAAAGTGGTTTAAATATTAGTTATACAAATACAGCACATAGAGGTAAAAGAGGTGTATTCCCTGAAGATTTAAAACCAGCCATATTAATTAAAAATATTATAAAAGCTATTGAAGAAAAATATTCATTAACATTTAAATCTGGTGAATTCTTTGATAGTACTGCAATGGATAATTTATATATGTGGTTACATAGAGATAAGGGTAAAATGATTGCACCTAGTAATATTATTGTAGATAATAACGCATTTACTTGTAATTCAAACACAACTAATTGTAATCATTTTAGTTCTTTACAGCCACCAATAGGCCCGCAATCATTGAGTGGTGTTTATTTATTTAATGATAATCAAACAGGAGGCCAACCAGAAGGTTTTGTATTTGAAACAGAAGTACAGCCAACATCAGGAAATACTACTAAAATCTATACTGTACAAATAATAAATAAAGTTACAGGTGCAATAGTATCTACACTAGAAAATGTTACAGGCAATAATTCTGTTAGTATTGCATATGGTGTAGGTTCAACAAATCCAATTACACCAACAAATGCGTTTCAATTAACTACTAGAGTATTAACAAATGAAAGTTCATTTACATTTAATGTTGAAATAGATTGTGACCATATTGTATGGAATGAATCTTTAAATAGTGGTTTAGGTGCATATGAAACTTATTCAGCAAACTTTACAAGTAATAGTAGTATAACAACCAATGCTAAAATAGTTGTACTAGACCAGATACCAGATATTAAAACATTAGATTTTTTAAATGGTATGTTTAGAATGTTTAACCTAACTGCATTTGTAAATTTTAATGGTGAGATAGTAGTTAAAAAACTAGATGATTTTTTTGCAGGAGGTGATACACAAAACATAACAGAATATGTAAAAAACAAACAACATTTAATTAGTAAAACTATACCATATAGTGAAATAGATTTAGAATATTCAGAACCCAAAAGCATATTAGCACAAACATTTCTAAACACTAACAATAGAAAATATGGTGAAATAGAATATAAATCTGACTTAAAAGAAGGTAGCGCATATAAAGTAAAAGCACCATTTGAGCATATGCTATTTAGTAGGTTAAGTGATTTAACAGGTTTAACAAATACAGATTTACAAACAGGTTGTTTTTTGGATGATGATTTGAATCCTAGTATAGGTCAACCACTTATATTTTATGGTGTTTATAGAAGTTCAATAACTAATACTATTGATTTTTGTTATAATGTTAGACCTGATACTTATGGAGCATTAGCACATAGCACACAAAGTAGCTCTGAAGTTTCTTCTTATTGGATGCCACACCACGCAAATGAATTAGGAAGTGTAACAACTGCACCAAGTATAAACTTAAATTTTGGTAGTGAAATAGATACATACAACTTGACAGATTATGCAGGCAATAACAATAGTTTGTTTCAAGAAAACTATGAAGATTATATTACAGATGTATATAGTAAAAAAGCTAGATTGTATAGGTTTAGTGCAATATTACCATTAAAAGTATTATTAACTTTAACACTAGATGATAAAATAATAATAGGCACAAGATTATATAAAATAAATTCAATGACTACTAAATTACAAAGTGGCGAAACTGAATTAGAATTAATTAATGATGTATGAAAACAATATTAGAAGCATTAGAATTTTGTAAAGAAAATAATTTATATGATAAACATATAAAGATAGCATTAGGTATTTATAAAGCACCTGAATCATTTAAAGAGGTGAGAAATTATTTAAAATTAAAATATGGAAACTAAAGTAGTTGAGTTAGAAGTAAAAACAAAAGGTGCTGTTAAAAGCATAGATAATGTTAATGATGCTTTAGAAAAAACAAATAAAGAATCTAAAAAACTAAGTTTAATTGGTAAAGGTTTAGCTACAGCTAAAAAAGGTGCTAAAGGATTTGGAGCTGGTTTAAAAACCATAGCAAGTGGTGCTGGTATATTTACTATAATAGCATTGGCATTAGATAAGCTAAAAGAGCTATTTGAATCTAATCAAAAGGTTGTAGATACTTTTAATATTGCTTTTGAAGCTTTATCTATAGCTTTTAATGACTTCTTTAATTTTATATCTAAAAATGTAGGCGCAGTATCTGAATTTTTTAAGAAAATATTTGATGACCCATTAGCATCAGTTAAAGCATTAGGTAATGCAATAAAAGATAATATTATTGAAAGAGTTAAATCAGCTCTTGAAGTGTTTGGCTTTTTAGGTAAAGCAATGCAAAAACTATTTGCTGGTGATTTTAAAGGAGCTATTAATGAAGTAAAAAATGCTGGTAGTGAATTTGTAGATGTATTAACTGGTGTAGATAATTCAGTAGAAAAAGCATCAGAAGTAATTAATGAAGGTGTAACTGCTTTAACTGAATATACTAAATCAACGGTAGCAACTGCAAAAGCTAACATAGAACTAAAAAATGCTGCTGAATTAGCAGCAGTGGCAAATCAAGGATTAATAGAGAGGTATGATAGGCAAGCAGAAAAACTTAGGCAAATAAGAGATGATGAAAGGTTAAGTGTTGAAGAAAGAAGAAAAGCTAATGATGAATTATTATTGGTATTAGACCAGCAAGAAAAAGCAATGTTAGAAAATGCTCAAATATCATTAAGAGCAGCACAGGCAGAACTTGCAAAAGATAAAAATAATATAGAATCTAAGAAAGCTGTAATGGAAGCTGAAAATGAATTAGCTGCTGTTAGAGCAACTGTAGAAGGTTTTAGGTCAGAACAAATAACCAATGCTTCTGCTCTAAATAAAGAGGAGATAGAAATGATTAATTCTAAATTAGAATCAGAAAATAATTTATCTATTGAAAGAAAAAGGTTTGATGCAGAACAAATAGAAGATGAAAGAAAAAGATTATTAGCATTACAAGATATTGATAAAGAAGAAGCAGAAATAGGTAGAGCAAGATTAACTAATGAAATAGCACTTTACAAAGAAGGTACACAAGCTAAAGTTGATGCTGAAACAGCATTAGCAGAGTTTGAAGAACAGATTTACCAACAACAAGTTAACAGAACTAAAGAATTATCTGCATTAAAAGTTACAGAAGAACAAAAAGCTTCAGATAAAACAAAAGAAATAGCAAGATTAGAAGCAGAGTATAAAGAAAACATACAAGCACAAACTATTAATGCAATATCATCTTTAATTCAAGCTTTTGCAAATGCAAATGAAAAAAACGCAGAAAGAGCTTTTCAATTACAAAAAGGTTTGGCAATAGTAGAAACATTAATAAATACCTCTAAAGCTATAATGAAAGCTGCTGCTGAAACTACTGATGTTACACCTGTACAAGCTTTAAGAACTGCAAATATGATAGCAATGGGGGTAGCTGGAGCTGCTCAAGTTGCTGCTATTGCATCACAAAAATTTAATCCTTCTGGTACTGGTGGCGGTACTGTGCCAAGTCCAAATGTTTCAGGCGGTGGAGCATCAGAACCACAAGCACCAAGTTTTAATGTAGTAGGCCAAAGTGGTTTTAATCAAATTGCTGGAGCATTAGAACAACAACCACCAGTACAAGCATTTGTAGTAGCACAGGATGTAACTACTGCACAACAATTAAATAATAACATAATATCTACTGCAACAGTAGGTAGATAAAATAAATATAATGGATATAATAGAATTAATATTAGATGAAGAGAATGAAGAGATGGTTGGAATAGATGCGGTTAGCATTGTAGAGAATCCAGCTATTGAATCAGATTTTATTGCATTAGCAAGTGATGAAATACAACTTGCAAAAATAGATGAAGAGAAAAAACTGCTTCTTGGTGCAGCACTTATACCAAACAAGCCAATATTTAGAAAGCGTAATGATACAACTTTTTATGTGTACTTTTCTAAAGATACAGTAAGAAGAGCAAGCGAGTTATTTTTTCAAAACAGTAATCAAAACAATGCAACCTTAGAACACCAAATGAGTGT